CCTTTATCCCATACAGGTAGATCTTCTACTCTATCAACAGAGTGAGCATCAAAGTCATTATAAGGTAGTTCATATGTTTCTGGCTTAGTAGGAAACTTCTGACCAAAGCCATCACACTGTAAGTTACAAAGAAAGAATCTAATCCATGCTGTAGGTACACCTGTATAATGTCCTTCACCTTGTATTGAATGAAATATTTCACTATAGATGTATTTCTTATCGCTCATATGTTTTTGCCTTCTCTACATTATATCCGTTACCATTAGGAAGCTCAGTCCAGATAATAGTATCTCCTGGCTTCCAGTTCATCGTATCCAACAGGTCGTCTGGAAACTCAAGGAATAATTCTCCATCATCATCCTTCTGTACTGTTAGATACTTTTTATTGAGAATAGCTTTAACCATAGTTAAACTCCATAGATAGCGCTGTTAGCTCCATGCTCTGAACACTCTACTGAGTGCACCCAACATCTACTATCTGTTTTCTCTTTAATAAGAGTATCAGCAAACTCAAATGCATGTTGAGCAAACTTCTCAGCACCTACACCGTCAAAGACTCTAAGGTCAATAAGACCTTTCTTCTCTAGATCAAGAAAGACATCCATATGAGGATCCGATCTATCAATAGCAGTCTTATGATCAAAGTGATCTTCTAACCATGCTTTAAGAGGCTTCAAGCCTCCGAAGTCTACTGCCCAGTTCTTATTATCTAGATACTCACATGCAAAGGTAAATTTAAACCCTAAGCTATAGCCGTGTAGTAGATGACAATGAGAATGATCTGCATTAGGTTGACGGAACACCGCTGATAGTCCGATGTTATGTCCGTATGTTTTTGTACTATAATAAGGCAATTTGCTTATATCCTTTCAATTTCTTTATTCCTAAAGCCCAGTTCTCAGCAGCATCTTCCACATAACTAATAGAGTTATTAGGAAAGCTCTCTTCAAAGAACATAACATCATTATCGTCTAAATACTTAATAAAGGCAAGCTCTTCTTTGAAATCAAACCAGATTTCTGCCTTTCCTTCTCCGTGATCTGAATAGTATGTTGATAGATGCTTCTGACGACTCATGTGATTACTCCTGAATGAAATTAGATATGTTTGGGTATATTTTACTTATAGCCTCAGCTGTTGCTTTAGCTAAGTCCATATGTTCTTTTTGCGTACCATTAGCTGATCGCAATTCGATATAATGTATCCATGATCTAATTGTTCCATTCACATACAGCTTAGATACTGTATTACCTTCTGGTAGTACAACTCGTGCTTGTTCTTTAGCAATACCGTTTTCGATTGCCCATTTATAAGCAGTCATAGCAGAATGCCATACGTTACGTTGATGTTGTTCCCACTGAACATGTAGAGAAGTATCATCTGTTATAACGCTGTTTTGTCTATTCTTTTCATCTTGTAGTCTTGCTTTACGGATTACTACAGAGTCATCTAAGTCTCTAATATCAGCATAGCGTTGAGAGAACTCTTGAAACGCAAATGATCTATGTCTTAGTAACTGTCGAGCTATATCTCTTGTTGTTGTAACTTCAATACAAGCTGATGCCATTTCAAATGGTGACCAGTGCTTATGCTTAATAAGATACTCAAGTAGCTTTGGTGTTGTTTTTGTATTAGATTGGTTCGACGGATTAGAGACACGAGCGCAATAAGCAACAAGATCTTGAATATTTTCAAGACCCATAATGCCTGGTTCACCGCTATGAATATGTCTTACAGGTTGACTATGCGATAAAAGTCTTGCTTGCATTATCCTTGACCTCGAGACTTTTTATATGATCGGCGTTTATGTTTATTCATTGAAGACGTTTTGACATTACCTTTGCCAATACTTGTCTTCTTATTATTAGTGATACCTTTTTGTGCCATTTAGCTACTCCATTTTAAAATCTTTGAATCGTTCGTTTGTTTTAGACTTATCGAATGCTGGTGAATCATCTACAACACCCTCTGTAGGATTCTCTGCATCGTATAGTCTCATCTTAGATCTATCAACACCTAGTACGAATCGTTTATACTTACCAGGATCGTTATATCTATTCTTAAGCTGCTTAACCATTATCTGTCCTTGAGACTCTAGCTCTTCAGATGATATAAGAGCAATCATTAAGTCAGCGGTAGCGGGTAGTCCAAAAGACTCGGACGTATCTTCAAGCCCAGGATCTGAGCTAGTAAAACCAGAACGTGTCGTTTGCGTCGCAGAGAAGACCGGTACGTTGAACTCAACAGCAAGGCCACGTAACTCCTCGGCAATAGCTTTAATATACGTATAAGAATTGATTGATCCTCCCATAGCTTTCATACGAGCAGATGCACAGATATTAAGATAGTCAATGAATATAATCTCTGGTACAAAGTTACGTTTAAGCTTTAGTTCGTTTAATAGCGCTCTGAAATGACTAGAGTTAGCCGCGCCTGTTGGATATTCTTTTATGATTAACTTACCGTTAGTCTTAGAAGCAATATCGTCTACCTTACTCTTGAATATAGGCTTAGCAATATGCTCTAATTGATCTATAGGTATGTTAAGTAGATTAGCATCTATACGTTCAGCGATACGCTCTTCAGCCATCTCCATAGTAATATATAGGACGTTCCTACCTTGGCTTAGTATATTACCAGCCATATGACACATAAAGAGTGACTTACCTACTCCTGTTCCGGCCAACGCAATATTGAGAGTCTTATTAGGAATACCACCTTTTGTGATTCGGTTAAGGTACTCCAGATCGAAAGGTATTCTTTCTTCTTGCTCATGATAGAAGTCATAACGTTCCTCTACATTCTCGATATAGTCGTGACCGACTGATGAGTCAAACGTTACTGCTAACGCCTTCTGTAACAAATCAGGAAGAGCGTTCTTAGTAAGCTCTTGATGCTTACCGTCAATTATAGAGATACTCTCCATAATCGCATTATGTATAGCTCTATCTTGACACCACTTCTCAGTAGTATCTTCAAGCCAGTCCTTATCTGCTTTCTTAGATACATCGTCAAAGATGTTAGGTAACATCTCCATAGCAGCAGTATACTGATCGTCATTGTAACGACCGCTTTGATCTATCTCAATCTTAAAAGCATCTATAGTAGGTAGCTTGTTATATTTAGCAACAAACTTACCTACCTCAAGAAACAATTGTCTTGTCACACCTTGAAAGTATTCAGGTTTAATAAAGGGTAGCACCTTACGCATGAACGCCTCGTCTACAAGTAGATGACGTAGTATAAGCTGCTCTAGATTATTGTTCATTCTTTCCCATTTCATTTAAGTTCTCAAACATTACGCTCTCTAGTATTTTACCTGCATATCGTTGAAAGTGCAAGTTATCAGTTGTAAGTTCTTCGTCTGGACTTGAATGTAAGGTCACATTAAACTTCATCATATCAGATTTATTATCGATAGAGATCTCTCCAAAGGAGAATACTGATTCAATAAACTCTCCTTCTTTGATACGAATATGCCAATGATCATCATCACCAGGGATTAACTCAAACTGTTTGTTCTGCTCGAACATACCTGGTATACTAACCATCAACACTCTCCACTATGTCATCCATACTTACTAAAGACTTATGTCCTATCTGATATTGCTTCTTTAAGAAATCTTTGAAATCTGTTCCATCAAATATTGGATCCCAAAACGATTTTTCGAGTGTAGCATCGTATCTAACTTTACCTCCGATTTCGCCAGTTGATGAGTCAACCACAGCGTACCATCCGTTAGAAGGCTTAATAACATAGCCACCAGCGAGAGCACAATCCAAGAGACCAGAATACTTACGTACCCCACCCTCCCAAGAAACTGTAATAGGTATTTTTGACTTTTCTTTAACATAACGACTTTTCTCCACGTTAATAACAAAATGATATCCTTGAATCTCTGTACCTTTTTTATCTTGCTGACGTCCTAAGATCCAGATATTATCTGCTGAGTAGTATATACCTGTACCACCTCCAACAACATCTTTAGGGAATAGACCAATCTCTTTATACGTATGATTGATAGCAAGCATAGGTATTGACTTCATAGTAAGATAAGGAGTACACATACGGAATAGAC